AAGATGTCTGATGCTCAATTACGGCAATTCATCAAATCTCGTTATATTCAGTCTCCTTCTGAGTTGTTGCGTTGGACTGCTTGGTTGGATGATAATTATAAATTAGAAGTTGAGCGTATTAATAAAGAACTTGCTGATAAAGAAAATCTTAATAATTCTAATCCTGCTACGTCTCCGGCTCCTGATTCTTCTTCTGAATAATGGGTGCAACTGCGCAAGAAAAGGCTCAACGGTTGGCTAATGAGGCCAACATTCAAATGACTGACTCTACGAATCAGGCCAATCGTGATATTGCTACGGAGACGAATCAGGCAAATCGCGATATTGCCCTGATGAATAATCAGTATAATAGGGAAAATCTAGAGCGTCAGATTGATGAACAGTGGAGAATGTGGAATGCGGAGAATGAGTACAACTCCGCATCTGCTCAGCGCCAGAGGCTTGAGGAAGCTGGACTTAATCCTTATATGATGATGTCTGGTGGTTCTGCTGGTACTGCTTCTTCTATGACTTCGCCGTCTGCTGCTCCTGCTGATACTTCTGGAACTCAGCAGACTGGCGCGCCTATGATTCCTGGTCATGTTGAACCTGTCTTTGGTATGGATAGACTACAAAAGATGGTTCAGGTAATTGATGCTATAAAAGGTGTTGCATCCTCTGCTATGGGATTTGCTAATGGTTATCAGAGTTACATCGGTCAAGGTCTTGAAAATTATCAGACTCGTGAGTCGATGCCGTATCTCCTTACTACTATTCGTGGCAATTCTCAAGTTGCATCCGCTCAAGGATATTTTGCACAACAGTCTGAAGGCATGAAAATGTTAGGCTTAGCTATGGATAACAATCTGAAAGGCATTGCCAGTATTGCTAATGCATATTCAGCTGGTCTTACTATCAAGGAATTCCAAAATTATGATATCAATCAACAATTGTCCATTGCCTCTAAGGTTGCTGAAGTATTTGATCGCTTCAATCAGGGTGATATATCCTATTATAGAGCTAAGAAGGAATTATTAAGTTATGAATTTCAAAAGGACACTTATAACGATGAGTTACGTATTAAGTCTGCGGAAGCTACTCATGCGGAGAATAATACTGGTCCGGATAATGAGTTGAAACTTGCATTTGACTTGTTCGCTAAACTTGTTGAAGAATACAACAAGAGCGGATTTCAAGGTGTGAAAGATTTTTTTAAGGATTTTCAAAATTCTTCTGAAAATTCCCAGGCTATCCCCCGTACTATAAGATGATTCAGTTAGGTCGCTTTCCTATTTTGTTTTATTGCCTTGAGGACATTGAACGCTTTCTGTGTTCTTTGTCTTTAAGGCAATTGCTTTTATTCCAAGATTGTTATGTCTATGGGCCCCTTGGCCCTATCTTGAAAATTCATTATGTAGTATATAGTCGTGACACTGATTATATTGCTGGTGTTGCTTATCGAGATGTCCAGAAAATAGAAATACAATTCTTAACTAAGTTTTAACTCTCCTTTAACACTAAGTTTGGTTTATTCTTATTATCTTTGTGTATAACAAAAAGATAAAAGGAATATGGAAACAACGATTTATTATGCAGTTAGTGTTCGTCTTGAAAATGGTACTCAATCTACATTTGCCATTAGTTATTCTAATCCTGATTTGTACCCCCTGGAGGATATTGTATCTTCTGCTCTTGGTGTCTATTTTGGCCTTCGATGTGAGCTTCTTCGTGTGACTGAGATTTGTGAATCGGATTATGATTCATATACTATTAGAATTACTTGGTAATTTTCGTTATAAGATGTATAAAGTTGAATTAATTGATTTTGATTATGGAACAGATTGCTTCTTTAAGAAAGAATTGTAGGGTTACTATTTTAACCAAATTTGAAGGTGTTATGACTAGTTATTGGTGTCATAGGGACCAAGCTGTTGATTTTCTTGATAAATATTCAGATGTTGATGAGAATTTTATATCTGGTATTGTTCAGGTCAAATTAGGTCGCTCTTATGTAGTCATTTATTTTAAGGTTAAGTGATTATGTATTATGCAGTCTATCAGACGGCATCAGGTGAGTTTTCCTGGTGCCGTATCCCTTCGAATATCACTGTATTTGCAGGTGCATTTCGTTATGCGTCTCGTATGGCTACCAGTTCTGACATATTGGTTGCTGTTGTTCCTCTTTCGGTTCTTCAATGCTGGAATCTTGTGAGGCCCGTTCTTTTAGGCTCTGAATAGATTCTACTGGATTGAGTGAGGCCGCTCTCCGCGTAGGAGCCGTCGGAGACATAGATAATACAGCCGCTTGCGGCTACCTTAGGCTTTTTCAGGCACATTCCTCGGCCGTTAGTGAGATTGATTCACTGGCGTATCGGTCGGCGATGCAAAATAGGTGAAAATTGTTAGATACCTAACTAAAGGTAAATAGTGTTAACGGTTTGTCGTCTTTAGACGGCTTTCCGTTAACACTATTTGGCTTTTTAGGTATCTTGATTTTCTACCTTTGCATGTCGACTGATATGTCAGTGTTTTCAATCTCATGGCCGAGGAATGTGCCTGAAAAATTTTAAAAAGTAGCTGCTAGCCGTGCTTATTTTTCTTTGTCTCCTTTTATGCTCCTCTTCTTTTTTTGTTCTTTTATGGCAAAAGGGGTGTACCACTTTTGTAGGCTTTTGCGGTTAAAATAAGTTAAAACTTATTTTCTTCACATACTTAAACCTTTACTTTAATTTTAGGTGTGAAACCTAGTCATTTTCACGAAGTGTGCAAGGTTTCAGATTTCCCTTGCACCCTCTTTTCTTGTTCTTCCTTCGGAAAATGACAGCCTGCCTTCCTGTTGCTTTTTATTTTTTTTATTCTTTCCTTTGTGTATCTAAATCTTGTTGATATGAAAAAGAAACATTATGTTACACTTATCTTGGTTGCGGTCGTTACTGCAAGTTGTACGTTTGCTGTCTACACTCAAAAGAATTGTTCGAATTCTACTCAGAAGGTAGAAAACCCTACATCCGCTAGTGCTGATTCTGCGTCTATTACCATTCAATCTCCGCTACGATGAGTCAAAAGACCCCCTTTGTGTATTGCCTTCATCCTAAGAGGATAATTAATCCTTATACTAAGGAGCCTTTAGTTGTCCCTTGTGGACATTGTTCTGCGTGTTCTGCTATTAAGGCTACTCGTTATGCTGAGCAGTGTACATTAGAGGGTCTTACTTCTTCTAAGATTTACTTTGTCACTTTGACGTATGCTAATTCATTCATCCCTCGTGCTCTTTTCCGGCTTTCCAAGCAAACTCGGAATTTCTCTTTTTATGAAATATATGATTTCAATTCTGGTGAATTATTAGAAAATTATTGTACACCTGATCATGGTGAGATACCCCAAGCATTGGAAAAGGCTCATCTGTTCGGTTCTTTATCTTATCCGCGTTATGAAGATATCCAACTTTTTATTAAAAGATTGCGCTGGCGTCTTTCCAATCTTGAAGCTACGGAAGTTCCTGAAAAAGAAGAAGACATCAAGGCGTCAGATTGTATTTCAGCCTCAAGGGTTAGATTTTTCTGTGCTCCTGAGTACGGGCCTGAAACCTACAGAATTCATTACCATCTCTTATTTTTCGTCGATAGTGAAGAATTTGAGTCATATTCCGGACATGTCCTCGGAGATTATCCTCAATGGACTTGGCCCCTTAGAAAAGACCCTCCAGTCTCATCCGGTCATCGGCTATCATATTTCGAATGGTCTGTCCGTGAGGCTTGGAAATTCGGTCGTGTCGATTGTGAATCAGTCGGAGCCAGTGACTGCTCTCAGTATGTTGCGGGATACGTTACTAGCCCTATGTCTCTTCCCTCTGTATATCAATTATCTACTTTCTCCCTCAGATCTAGACACAGTAAATTCCTCGGCCGGAGATATTTTATCCCCGACCTTAAACAAGCTCTCCTACGAGACCCTAGAGAATTTGTTAGCTATGTCAGAATCGGTGATTCTAAATCTCGAGAAAGACCTACACCCCTTTCAATTGTCAATTACTTATACCCAAAATGTGTTGGTTTTAATGCTGTCTCTAACCAGAGGGATTTATCGCTATACCGACTCTATGACGTCCTAACGTCTGAGTCTATGTATGGTAGTGGTCTTAATATGATGGACTTGTCTAAGTCTGTTGTTGAGGATGTTATTGATTGTGTATACTTAGGCAAACCCGGATATTCTTCTTTTCATAGGAATTATCTTACTTTCTTGTCTACTTATGCTGTTAATGCTAAGGATTTCCCTAAATCATTTGACTTTTCTAATGATGAAATGTATTATCGCTATGTTCTTCGGCTATATCGCATGTTGTCTGTATCGAAGAGGTTCTGCTCTAATGCGCGTATCCTTGGTGTTAGCTTGCCTTCTTTTTATAACCGTATTGTTCAATTCTGGTCTTGGGTCGATTATGTTCACCTTCGTGATTGGATTGAGTCTCAGCAGCTTTATTTTGAAAGTGACTTTTCGGCTCCTGAAGATCTGGATTTTTTTTATAATAATACTGATGCTGATTTTGAAAATGATTTTATGAAAACTGAATATTATAAGAGGTTCTATCGTCGTATTGCTCGTATCTCTCTTGTTCGTTCTAAAAACAAATGTATTAATGATAAATTAATTTTTTCTGAAGATGGCTAATATTATGTCAATGGCGACGGTTAAGAATAATCCGTCTCGTTCCGGTTTTGACTTGTCGCGTAAATTAAACTTTTCCGCTAAAGTAGGATTGTATTATCCTATCTGGCATCGTCGTATGACTCCTACGGATTCTTTTGAAATTGATTTGGCTCAATTCATCCGTACTCAACCTCTTAATACTTCTGCGTTTGCGCGTATGAAAGGGTATTATGATTTTTATTTCGTGCCCTTGCGTGTGTTATGGAATAAGTATTATACCGCATTAACTCAGATGAATTCCAATGTTCAGCATGCATCAGGTCCTACGCTGCGGGATAATGTTATTCTTTCCGGTGAACTTCCTTATGTTACTGCTGAGCAGCTTTCTCGTTATATCTCAGATTTGCAAGATAGTGTAGATACTTTTGGTCGTTCTCGTGCCTGGAATACTTGTATTTTGTTGGAATATCTAGGA